CAGAAGGTCCATGCCTTATTTCTTCATGCGAGCCTTGCACATCATACCGTGGGTGCATTTGAAGGATCAGGATTCAGATCAGCTAGCTATAGTTGATGGCATGCAGTACCATGATAGAAATGCGGTACGATCAGGCCATAAAGTTTCTAAGTCAAATACACTGGTAGGCAGCGCTCTTTATCAGTTTGTGACGCAGCATATGGGTAGGGTTCCCTGTACGTCGTCATCATTTTTGCAGGTAAAGCAAATCATATGGTACGAATTAAAGCTCGTTTTCCGTGCAGCAGAGCAGAGGGGTGAGCCGCTTGGTGGCACGCTATATGAAGACCCGCAGACGGGGCTTGTCCTTCCTGATGGGAGGCAGATATTCGGCTTCTCCACACGGGAGCCCGAGCGTGCAGCGGGTATTTCAGGTAGGGCTATCAGGTACAAGATCGATGAGGCGAGCGGTGTGTTGGAGCCCAACTTTGAGGCGATAGAGGGCAACCGCGCCGGTGGGGCAGGTGTTGATATGTTTTCAAACCCCACGCGAACATCGGGCTATTTTTTTGAGTCATTTCACACCAAGCGATCATTTTGGAACCTAATACACATACCGTCTTGGAACAGTCCTAATGTTCAGGCAAAACGGATCATAGTTCCTGGCCTAGCAACGGAGCAGTGGATCGACGAGAAGCGGGAGGAATGGGGCGAAAAGAGCCCGCTCTTTCAGGTTAGGGTTGCAGGTAATTTTCCGAGCGAATCCGAGCGCAGCGTTATATCTATTGATTTATTACAGCAGTCAACTACGAGATATAAGATGCTAGAGGATATGGAGGAAGAATACGATCCGACATACCCTCTGATTTTAGGCGTAGACCCCACATACGGAGGGGGAGATGAAGCTGTTATTGCCCCTGTCAGAGGCAAAAGGTCATATCCGTTTTTCTGTAAAATAGGACTGAAAGACAGAGCTATTGCATTAGCCGTTATTGAGACGGCTCGCAAGTACCGAATTGGTAGCGAGCATATTTTCGTGATTATAGATGAGATAGGATACGGAAGCGCAACGCTGGCGCGTCTTAATGGCGAGTTTGCCAGGACGTGCAAGGAGCTTAGGATGTCCTGTGTCGGTGTCAACGTATCTACAAAATCAAGGTATCCCTCAAAGTATGGGGATCTTCGCACGGAACTAGCCTTTCTGCTTCGGGATTGGATGGAGCTTGACGGTGCGATTTGGGACGATCCCAAGCTAGCTGCTGAATGTGTGGCTCCTGAATATGACATAGACACGAAGGGCCGTTACATCTTGCCATCGAAGAAGAAGGAAAAGGATGTGCTGAAGCGTTCTCCAAACAGGCGCGACGCGCTGCAAAATGCCATGTATCCGACTACGACACATGGTGCAAAGGGAGAGATTTTAGTTGGCATTAACAGGCAGATTTGGAATGAGCTTGCAGGCTATCTTTAGTCTGCGTACTATTTACAACGCTAACTATATCTGTTATACAATAGGCAATAGAAATGGCTGAAGAGATCAAGTCGGCTTTGAGAACAGAGATTGTCACGGCATCAAGTGACCCACGGCACGTGTTTGGCGCAGGTGCAGACGGCTTGGTTGCTCCGCGCGATCCGATACTCATAAATCAGTTGGGATCGCGCGTTTTGGCTTACCGTGATCTTGAGAGAGACGCGAAGGTCTATGCCTGCTTGCAACAGCGCTATGACATGCTCGTTAATGCGCCAATGACGATACATACAGGGCAGCGCAGGGGCAGTTTTACTAGACGTGAAGATGTGCGCATTAGGGATATGGTGGCGGCTCAAGTTAAGGCGATGGGCTGTTCAATAGAGCCAGAGAACGCTAATGCCCACGCTCGTTTTGCAACGGACTTCGACGGTGCTTTGTATGCTCTAATGGATGCACTGCTTATTGGTTTTGCTGTAGCAGAGATTATGTGGGAGACTGATGGCAGGGAGATAGTTGCAACTGAGCTACGTTTCAGGGATCAGAGGAGATTTGTTTTCGACTGGCAGAATAATTTGAGGCTTCTTAGTACGGGTGACGAGTTTAGCGGAAAGGTTTTGCCTCACAGGAAATTTGTCATATTTACTTTTGGTAGCTACACTGATCCTTACGGATTGTCATTGGGTAACAGGCTTTATTATCCAGTCAAGTTCAAGAGGCTCGGCATATCATATTGGCTTCGGTTTTTGGATAAATACGGATCTCCTACGGTTCTAGCCAAATATCCAACTGAAAGGGAAACGCAAAGAGAGACCCTCCTTACTGCTGCCAAGGCTGTTCACAATAACAATGCGGTTGTCATTCACGACGAGGAGATGTTAGAGCTTCTGGAATCGATTAAAACGGCTGCACAGCAGGGTTACGAAGGTCTTAACAACTTCTTGAACCGCGAAATATCACAGGCCATTCTAGGCGTCACGCTGACGACGGAAATAGGCTCACAGGGTTCTAAGGCTGCGACGGAGAGTCACAAGGAAACGCAGTCTAGCAAGGGGTTTACGGATTCCATGTTTTTGATGAATCTGATAAAAAATACCTTGTTTAGATTTATAACGGATTTCAATAGTGGTATATCGACGCCATCGCCGAGGCCGCAGAAGCATTTCCCGAATGTAGAGGGTCTCAGGGTGCTCTCTCAGGTAGATGCCAATCTATTTCCGATGGGCTACAAGCGCAATTTGCAAAGCGTTAACGACGTATACGGCATGGGTAGCGAGGTGTATGAGGAGATTGTTGTTGAACGTAATGATCCGCCTACTGATGCCACGGGCGAAGACGAATAAATAAGAGCGCCTCGCACAGCTACGTTGCAAGGCGCTCTTTCACAGTGGGGTACTGCGATTGAACAAACTACGCTGTGCCCCCCACACATGCAGACGGCAAAGCGTTTATTGTTCCTAGGCAATAAATGAAAACAAAAACGGTGGGGCAAATGGCTTATAGAAAAGACGTAGGCGTATACTCTGGAAACAAACTCCCTTTTATAGCAGGTATGGCAACAATGGAGGGCAGGGAGGAGGCTTGTGCTGATGCGATAAAAAGCCTAATGTATCAGATGGACTTGATATTCGTATACTGTAATCCTAGGACCAAATACAATGAAATAGCTGATCGTCTTTCTCGTGCGGTCGGTGATGGTTGTCCGGTAATTTTTATAGATAGTCAGATGGGTGATTTGACTGATAGTGGCAAGTTTGCATGGTTTTTCCCTGAGGTGATGGAGACGGTGGAGGATCATGGTTTGGGCAGGGATGAGTCGGGTTGTATTTATTTCTCGTGTGATGATGATTTGATATACCCTCCTAGTTACGCATCATTTTTGGCAGAGGGCTTGCGTCGTCACGGAGGTGTTGTGGGTGTTCACGGGAAGGTTATACGGACTCCTATAACGAGTTATTATAGGGACCGGTCTAAAATTATTTGGTATCATCACAATCAGGCGCTGGGTCAGGACATGTCTGTTAATTGTTTGGGTACGGGTTGTTTGGCTTTTAGGAGTGCGAGTCTGGATTTGAATTTAGTCGATTTCCCTCATGTTCTTCCTTGCATGGCGGATGTTCATTTTGCTCTTGTGTGTCAGCGGGATTATGTGCATATGAAGTGTTTAGCTCATCGGGCCGGTTTATTGACGTTGAGCGAAGAGGTTGATCATATGCATAATAGTATATGGGCAAACAAGCGTTCGAGTGATGCGGATGTTACGGCGCGTGTGAACAGTGGAGGTTTTTGGGCTTTGTATGAATCTCCTTATAGTAAGGGTGTTTAGATGGATGTAATTAAGGTTAACATCACGGCTTACAATCGTGAGCCAATGCTCGTTAGGTTGTTAGATCAGCTTTTTGTTGAGGCCGATAGGGCACGGGTAAAAATAGTTGTCGATATTTTCGATGATTGCACTCCTGGCGGTTACAAGGGCATATCGTCGTACGATGTCAATGTAGTTCGTCTGCCTAATCATGTTGGAAAGCAGGGGTACTATAAATTGGTGTCTGCCTTGTTTTCTAGGATGCGACGATCAGGATATGAGCACAGTTTGATTTTGCCTGATGACGTGGAGTTGTGCGTGCATTTTTTTGGTCGAATGATGTCTTATTGGGATCAGATTGCAAATCCAAGGAAGGCCACGCTAAATCTCCTTTTGGATGAATCCAGGGAGGGCAAGGCTTGTTGGACGGGTTATCATCCGAGGAAGCGCTACGGTGTTTTACAGACGCAGTGGATGGACATGTGTTGTTATGTTCATGCGAGTGTATATGAGGCACTATCGTATAGGATGCTTCCCATTCCGGCAAAGAGATGGAGGTACAGTCCAACGTTATCTAGTGGTGTAGGAGAGCAGATATCACGTAGGTTGCATCGAATGAATTATGCTATGTTTCAGGTGCCCGAGACGCTGTGTTACCATGGTGATCACGATTCTGTAATGAATCCTGAAATACGGCATGCGCAGCCCCTTCTTTCAAAAGGCAAAACGGCAAGATAGGCAAGAGGTATGTTTAGATTAGGTATTGTTATTCCGACATGGGGAAGGCCAGATTTGACTAAAATCGTCCTGAATCATTATGCCAACATGGTTGTGCCCCGCGTCTTTACGCGCATATTAGCAATCTACTCCCCCGAAGACCCCCACGCCCTTAACACGGTGATGAATGATGTTCATTGGGTAGGGACCAAGAATAATCCGGTATCGGACAAGTGGATTTACGGCATGCAGAGCATGAATCGCAAGTGGAGAAATGAGCTTGATGCAGTGATGCTTGTGGGTAGCGACGACCTTGTGAATGAGTCATACGTTAATGAGGCGTGTTCGCTTATTCAGTCGGGCAGGGAATTTGTGATGCCTTCAGGTCTTCATTTCTATGATACGCGTACAGGTAGGATGTTTTACACGAGGGCATCATCTATTGGCGCGGCAAACGTGTTTTCAGTTAAGGCTTTGGATAAAATGAATTGGGCACCATGGCAGAGGGGTAGAGATAGGGGCGTCGATCAGAACATGGCTAGGTATATGCGAAGGATGAAGATCATTAATAGGGGCGTGGTTGAGACGGATGTTCACAGCGGCAATATACTGGTTGATGTAAAGCACTCGAAGCGGGCGGAAGGTGTGTATGTGAGCGAGAACATATGGTCGTACGACAAGATGTATATGGCATTTCGGAAGTCATTGATAAAGGTTGGTGCCAAGGTTGTGTTTGAGGGAAATTTTGTTGGTATATGGAATCAGCTTCTTGAATTTAGAGATAATGGTGATTACATTGAGGACGTGGGTAGTTTGTGCTAACGGGCTTTTAACACAGTTTCTCCCAAGACGATACGATGCTAGATGGCCCCAGACCCCACTTGCTCATTACGGGTAGGTGGGGTTGTTTTTTTGTTTCTTTTGACTACTATTTCGTTTATTGACGTTTATAGATTGTACGATAAGCAATGGGGTTTTAGAATATTACCCATAGAGTGCCTCTATAAGAGCCTTGGCGTTGTGGTGGCGTCAGGGCTCTTGCATGTAAAAATAGCATTTCGTACTCTTCATTATCTGTTAGGGCCTGTATTTTATCTCTGTGGGCGGATGAGTTCGTTTTTGGATTTGCTGAGTCAGTTAGAGAACACGACCCCTGTTTTAGTGCAATCGGGTCGCGTTGCTTCTGATCGGATGAAGGAAAACATTCGAGATGAAAGGGCCGCTGACGGCTCCGCATTTGATCCGATAGACAGTATCACGGCTGCAAGAAAGGGTAGTATGTCGATATTGAAAGACGCCGGAGACTTGGAGTCGGACATCGGATTTTTTGTTGGTATAGACAGGGTAGATGTTGGGCCTTCGCAGCGCAGTGGTGCTTATAATTCTATTTTGGCTTATGGGGGTACTGCTGGTCAGGGGGCAAAATTGCCAGCCCGTAATTTCGTTGGGGAATCTCCTGACAGGACCTCTATATACGGCAGTATCCTTGTATTGCACCTGAGAGGCGTACAACTAGGTATTTGAGATATGAGTGAACAGCACATAGGATGTCAGTGTATGTCGTGCCTTGGAGATCAGGCGCAGTCTTTGTTAAAGCATCGCTATAACAATCTGTTATCTTTGCTTACTAAGCCGTGGTATATGCATGGTCCTGTATTGGAGCGAGGTCTTGATTGGGTGCGTCTTTTGGGTACTGACGCTTTTAGTGATCAAGTAAACTTCAATGTTGAAAACAGGCAAACACCTGTAGAGAGTGCGATAGGGGGGCGTCCTGATGGCAACAATGCGATTGACAAAATGCTGCGTTTTGCGGGGGTTAGGATAACGAGCGGCGGAACGGCGATAGTTCCTGTTGAGGGTGTTCTAGCCAAGAAGATGTCTCACTTCGGTGTGTCTGAACAAGGAACGTCTACTGATTTGCTAGCAGACGTTTTTGAGGTGCTTATAGATGATGATAGGGCTCGGCAGGTTGTTTTGGATATTGACAGCCCAGGTGGAAGTGTCGAAGGCGTGGAGTTAGCGTCACAGTCTTTGAGTCAGTTAAATTCTTGGAAGCCCACTGAAGCTATTGTAAATGAGCTTATGGCATCGGGCGCTTTGTATCTAGGTTCTCAGGTGAGTAAAATAACGATCCCAAAGGCGGGTATTGCGGGGTCTTTGGGTGTTTATACGGTTCGTATGGACGCGACAAAATTCAATGAGGATCGGGGTGTTGATTTTCATATTATACGGGCAGGTGCGCACAAGGCGGAGGGTCATCCGTTTTTAGAGATGAGTGACGGGGAGTTTGAGCGCATACAAAACCGTGTAAACCAATTTTACGATCAATTTAAACATGCCGTCATGGTCGGTAGGGGCCTAAAACAGGAAGATGTTGACAGTATGGCGGATGGTACAATAGAGGTTGGCGAGAAAGCTATTGAGAGGGGTTTTGCTGATGAGATCGGATCTCTCAAGGGCGTAGTTCGCCGATTAGACAAGTCTAAAACTTTTACAACAGGAGGTGGTCAATCGATGGCTCTTTTCTCGAAGGATAAAGCAGAAAAAAAGGACGATGCTGATCAGGCAGGTTCAGAAAGCCAGCAGGCGGCAAGCGAAATGGAACAAGCTCGGGCACAGTTGAGTGCGGAGCGTAAGGCCCTCGAAAAAGAGAAGCAGGAGCTTGCTAATGAGCGTGCCTTGGCTAAGATTGGTCATGCCGAAAGCGTCCTTGCGGCGCTTCGCAAGGACATGAAGATCACGCCTGTTTTCGAGCAGGACACATTAGCTGTTTTGTCAGTTCTGTACAGGCAAAATGTGCTTGTTGAAGTTGACGACAAGGATGCTGATGCTTCTAAGGCAAGCCATTCAAAGGTCGAAAAACAAGCGGCTGATGTGATGTTAAACGCCATCAAGGGTTTGTCTTCTTTGGTGCCGAAGGGGGCGTTGACAGAGCCTGAAGAAGACGGGCAGTTGCCGGTTAATGGCACAGTTGGTGAGTTTGATAAGGCTATCAGGTCGTATATGGAGAAGACAGGCATTGAAGATCCTGGCGAGGCGTATAACCAGATGAGCGCCAAGGGCTTACTGTAAACATCTTTTTGTTCGGCTTCTGCTGCATTTTTTAGTCAACTTTAAACAGAGGGTATATCATGTCGAATCCAAGTGTACCATTTTCTAGCCCAAGGGGCCTCATTAACAGGGAGGCGGAGGGCACCATTTCTGCATATCGTATTATTGTAAATGGTAGCAGCGATACGCAGTATGCGCAGGCCACGGCAAACACTCAAAAGCTAATCGGTATCTCCCTTCCTGGTAGTGGACCGACAGCCGAGAATATGGTGGCTAACGGCGATACATTTACGCTTATTACTGAGGGTGTTGCTCTGGTTGAATACGGGGGAACAGTCAACAGGGGCGATCCGCTTACTACAGACGCACAAGGCCGAGCCGTGCAGGGAGGCAGCGGTAATGAAGTGATAGGGCACGCCTTGGTTTCGGGTGTTGAGGGCAATGTAGGAAATTGTCTCATAGGCCGATCTCAGCTACCGTAATCTGAAGAAAGACCTACCTTGGCGACCAACAACACACGCTAAATAAGGATATAAAACGTTAAGGTAGCAATATGTCACAAGCGCCATTTCAATTTGACCCTCAACTGACAGCACTAGCAAACATTGCTACGAATGAAAATTTCATTGCGGATGAGGCTTTGCCGACCATTCGTATAAGTCAGTCAACGTATCATTACCTCGAAATACCTCGTGGTCAGTTTTTCCGCATTCCGGACACGGAAATTGGATCTGACGGAGAGCCTAATCAGGTTCGGTTTACGGGTGAAAGGAAAACGGGATCTGTCAAGGGCCATGGACTTTCGACGCCCGTTCCTAGACAAGATCAATCCCAAGCGCAGCAAGACTTTGATCCTAGGGCAACAAACACGAGAGCGACGCGTCGTCTCTTGATGTTGCGCAAGGAGAAGGACATGGCTGATAAGGTTTTTGACGATGCCAATTATGCGGCGACGAACAAGAAGACGCTTATTGGCGCAGAGCGGTGGTCCAATACTGCGAGTGAGCCTATTCGGGAGATTCTTACCAAGTTTGATCGTATGGCGATGCGTCCAAATATTGGTATTGTTGGGCGTGAGGTAGCAACGGCCTTAATTTTGCATCCCGACATATTGCAAGCCTTCCACAAAAACGAGGGTGGCAGGGGTGTTGCCAACTTGGAATTTGTTGCCAACTTGCTCGGTCTTGAGGCTCTTTTTGTTGGAGAGGCTTGGTATGACGAAAACACATTGGGGCAGGATGTTTCTCTTGCTCGTGTTTGGGGCAAGCGTGCCGCATTTCTGCATCGTAGCCGTGATGTCATTACGTCTAGCGATGGTGCTATGCAGATCCTTACGTGGGGCGCAACCTTGTTGTGGCCTGTGCAGGGTCAGGATATGGCTGTGTTCCGCTGGTTCGATCCCAAGCCAGGAACCGAGGGTGTTGACTGGGTGAAGGTGACTACTCGGTACAATCAGCAGTTGGTAGCTAACGACTTCGGCTTCTTGTTTATTGATGCGGTTGACTAGGGGCCTAGGCTAGCATCGTTTTTTTTGTCATATACAGTGGGGTAATAACATGAAGCGCAAATACATTGCAAATTGGGAGATAGGCGGTTTGGGATACCCTGTAAAGGGTGGTCAGACAATTGATCTGGACCCTGATGTTGCGTCTGAGCTTTTGTCTAGCGGCTCGGTAAGTCCTCTTATTATGAGCCCTCATTCTCCTGAGGCTTTATCGCAGGACATCGATATGATGCCAGGAAATCCTTTCTCAGAGACTCCGAGCGAAGTTTCTGGCACTCCATTTCCAGATAACTTCCCTGGCCTGCATGCTTTGAGCAGGAGCGGTGTGCGTACTATAGAGGAAGTGCATGTGATGCCTGACGGTGACGTGCTAAAAATAGTTGGCATTGGTCACGCAACACTTAGGGAAATTCGGAGGGCTACCGAGGCTTATGTAGGCTTGTAATAGCAATATGCTTATAACCTTTTGCGAATATATTGAACGTTTTGGGGGGCTGGAATTTGTTCGTGTAACAAATGATCGCGTTGATAATCCGGTTACGACAGGAGATATCGATGGTTATTGCGATGGCGCTTCTCCTGTTTCTGTGGACGTTCAAAAGCTCATTGACATATTTGAGTCAACGAGAGATGCCGTGGAGGGTGAGGTGTATTCATATGTGCATGAGAGATATGGTCCCAGTATTCCTTTTTCATTGGAGAATGTTCCTCTTGTTCTCAAGTTGAAGACGGCTGATCTGATACGCTTTGAACTGCACGGAAAGTCCACGCCTTCTCTAGTAGAAAAGCGCCGAGATAATGCTGTAGCATGGCTATCCAAGCTAGCATCGTCGAAAGTGTCTATGGGAACGAATGTGGATGGCGAGGTGGTCGAGGCACCGAATGACCCGCAGCTAGTTTCTGAGGCATCAAAGGAGAGTGACGACATTTTTGGTAGCCCTTCTGATTTCGACAGTTTTGTTGATGGGTCAAGATGGTATTAGGACATGTTTATTTTTGTAGATCAGGCTCTTATTCAGGACGACATTATATCTGTTCTAAATCCTCTGACGGGGGCTGTTCCTGTAGAGCCTTTTCCAGACAATCCTAAGACGTATGCGGAAGACCTGATGAGTAGCGCCCTAGGTGTGGTGCTTGTTGGGATGCATTCATTTAGCATTGTAGCAGCAACGGAGGATGAGGATTCCGTGGAGCACAATGTTCGGATAAATTTACTGGGTCCTGGCCTTGGGGGAGTTGGTGAGAAGCCGCCAATTTTTGCTTTAACAAAAACGGTATGTATAGCTTTGCATCGAACATCGAAGGAGATAGGTGGGGAGCTTTATAAGTACATGATCATTCGAGGCCGAGAGATTGGTTTTAGAAACGGGCTTTGGGAACATGTTATTGACCTTCATGTGCAGCCCAAAATACTCAAGCGAAGATGATTTATATTTGCAAAGTCGAAAGACTTGTAATTAAGCTACCCAGGGGTAGGTCTGTAACCTTTTTAGAGGGCGAGAAAATCACTAGTCTGCACTATCGTTATCTTACGGAAGATCAAAAGGCTATGGTATCTCGAAAAACGGGCTCGGGTGGTCGTGGCAAAAGGAAACGTAAAAATTAAAAGGAGGCAACGATGGCAGTCTTAGACGAACGCAGTAAAGCTGATGCTTGGGAGGGTGGATCAGATAGGCTAGCAATAGGCTTGACGGATGCTCAAGCACAGGAGGCTTATGACGACCCTTCCAAGGTGGGGGGGTGGCTAATTCTCTCCTATCAGGTTGAGTCGAGTTACGGGCCGAGCCGAGATTCGGATACAGTACGAAGCGAGAATGATGTGCTAATTAAGCAGCGCGTCAACAGGGATGAATTTAACATCATCACCGAATTTTTTAGGACTGATGCAGACTTGCTTCGTGTGCTGAAATGGTTGGAGGATGCGGAGAATGCCGTTCCTGTGCGCTATCCTGTTCCAACCGATGATCCTCTTGTATCTCAGTGGGTGCTCTTGTACAACGCCAACGTTCTTATTGAAGATTGGCGTATAGCTGCACAAAATCAGGAGGGCAGGACTAGGAGCGTAACGTTTGTAGGGTCAAAAGATAGTCAGGGTAGGGTGTCTGTTATTGCAGACCTTCCCAACGACACAACAGATCCTGCATGGGCGGCATATCCTGAGTTTATCGACAGCGCCTTGCCGTAAGCGCGAAAGGTATGTAGCTGTCTGTTTTGTCAAGAAAGGCAAAGTGGCAAGAAAGGCAACGGGCTGCAAAAGGCGTTGCCTTTCTTTTTTTTCTATCATTAGATCAGTGGGGTAGTTGAGATGACACAAGTAGAAGTAGTTAAGGAGCCGGATAGCGCAATTAAGGAAGAGGTAAAGCTGGCTGGCGAGGAGTTGATTCGTGCTACGAAGGAGAAGTTAGAGATGAGGAAGTATTTGGTTGCAAAGTCGAAGGAGGTTGTTGTTTCGAGGGTAATTGCTTTCAACGACTTGCTCATTGACATGGGCCTTGATGAATTTATCGACAAAGCAAACGAGCTTCGTTATGAATTGGTTAAGAGTCAGCGAGATAAGGCTGTTACGTCAGAGGAGCAGACGGCTCCTGTGGATGATAGTTTATTTGCTGGCGAGCTTGCTGGACTTTTTGACTTGAAGGAGATGATACGTCATTTCAGCAGTGAGAGCTTGCATGTAGACCGTTTTGTTCAGGTTGTATCTGGCACGGAGGGAGGGGCCGATAGTACATCAATAGGTCAGTTGGAAGAGGATTTTTTTATTTTAGGCTTGGCATGGCTCAAGCTATTGCAGATGCCGTTAGGACTCGGCGGAATCATGGATTAAAGTCCAAGAAAAGAAGTCCTGTACACAATCCTTTAAGGACGAATTACAGGCAGATAGCCATGGACTTATGTGAGTGGGGTATTGCATCTTCGGTGGATGATGTGCTCGGCATGTGTTACAGAGATTTCTTACGTTGGCATGTAGAGCTTGAGTCTCGTGTTCAGATGCGGTTAGAGGAGCGGAAGAAGGCTAATAAGCGTTTCAAGGGAAAGCGATAAACTAGAAAGCGATGGCGATTGACGAGCGAATATTTCTAACGTTGGAGCTTAGGAACGTGCGTGAGTCTGTTCCTATTGTTAGATCGTTGGTGAGGGAGACTG